TCATACCGTCAGCACCAGCTTGCCCGCCGTCAGGCTGACTCCGGCGGGCAGGGTTGCCCCCTGATCGACATAGGTGACGCCGGTGCCTGCGCCGCCGCCGAGGTCGTAGGTGCCGGGTCCGAAGCCGGTGGTCACGATCCGCGCTCCCGCCCTTAGAACCACGGTCGCATTGACGGTCGGTTCGGTCAGGCCGTCGTCGACGGCGCCCGAGCGGAACCGCTGCAAGGGTGCGACCCCACGCGAGGCGATGGCAACCACGGTGACCTTTTCGTCGACCCGCGTCTCGGCGGGCTGGCTGAATCCCAGGACGGAGGGTTCGCCCACGACCGGCAGCCCGGTCACATCGCACAGCCAGAGCCGGTGGTTCGTCCCGGCAGCCTGCTCCTCGTAATCGGCCAGGGTGGCGCGGAAATCGGTGCCCACCACATCGTTGCCGGTCACTGCATAAGCCTGTTTGGACCCGGCCGAACTGACCGTCAGCATCATCCCGGCCCGGAACTCCAGAGTTCCGGCGACGGTCAGGATGGCGTTGCCGCTGCCGTCCCAGCCGACCAGGGGCCGCTGGCCGCTGATGACCAGCGACTTGCCTGCGGGCACGGTGCAATCCGGTCCCAGCAGCACCTCGGCATGGCCACGCACCTCCAAATCCAGGTCGGCTACGACGCCAGCTATCTGGGTCAGACCGCTGTCGGCCGCGATGTCCAACGGCTGCGTGGTGGCCGGGATCACGATCTGGCCCGACTCGCGCACCCGGATCGCCGCCGCATCGGTGATCGCGCCAACCGTCAACTTGCCCGAGGTCACGTCCAGGATGCCACCCTTGCTGGTCAGGGCCGCGATGCTGGCGGTCAGGGTGCCGAAGCGGACGAAGTTGCCATCCAGATCGACGCTGTCGGCGACATGGGTGCCCGGCAGGTCAAACAAGGACCAGTTGCGCCGGTTGTCCCAGCGGAACCCCTCGGTACGCCAGTCGGGCAGGAAGATCAGCATCGCCGGGGCAGTGCGGACGGCGGGCAAAGGCGAGCCGAAGCGCGCCTTGGTCCAAGCGATGATGTCGCGGGTCAGATCCGTGACTGAAACACCTTCCCGCCTGGCATGCGCCATCAGGTCGGCCAAGGTGGCCGCCGGTTTGCCTAGCTTGGCGGCGGCATATTTCTGGATGGTGGTGTCGTTCAGGACAGAGGGCGCGATCCCGTCCACACGCTCTGAAGGCTGACCGTTCCAATTGTGGACCTGAGTGTCGTTGTAAAGCCAGTCGGACACCGTGCTGGCGGTATTGGGCTGGCCCTTGTAAGCCGGTCCCCGGTTCATCCGCGCACTACGTTCTGCCGGATTGGCGGGATCGGCGTCATGCGCGATCACGTTGCCGATAGCCACCGCCTTTTTCGAACCCAGGTCGTATCCGAAGGACAGGGCGCCCTGGTACGACGCAACCGTCTTGTGACCCGAACCAAAAGCCGCGCTGTCCAGAAGCGTCGTGAAGTTGGTATAGGCATCCGCATCGCCGCCGAAGGCAAGGTTGTTGTAAAGAAAAAGGTTTCGCTCGAAATAGCCGCCGCAGCGGATCTGAAAGCCGCAGGACGCATTGCGGCTGATGATATTGTCGCGCAACGTCAGGTGACGGCAGTTGCTTGACCAGTAGAGGCCATGGTTCCGGTCCGACGGGGGCTGCGGGGATTGCCCGCTCATGTTGTAGTCGTAGCCCTCGGCCCAGCCGTTCATGTCGACCAAAAGTCCAATGCCCGCAAGGCGGCGGACATTTGACGCATAGCTGCCGCTGATGCGGTCTCTGGATCCGTTCCAGGTTACGCCATCCTTTGGCGCCGCCGCATGATGGTCGACGATCCTGAGATCCTTGAGGGTGATGCTGTCCCCATCGTCAAATTGCAGGTAATCGCCGCCGTCATACCAGCCTCCCTCGAAAATCACGTGGGACGGGGTTTGCAGCTTTGCGTTGGGCGAACGGAGATTGCGAAAGATCGTGTGCTTCGGCCCATAGCCGCCGCTGAAGGTCCAGGCGATCGCCTGGATCACCGGCCAGGGGCCACTGCCCCAATCCTCGAACACCAGGGGGTGGATCTCGCTTTCGCCGGAATAGCTGTTGCCGTTGCCAAGCGTGGTGCGGATCAGCGGATAGGTATAGCCGCGTTCGAACCGCACCCAGTCCGAGCGGCCTTCCTTGCCGCGCCCCCACAAGGCATCGGCCAGAAGCATGAACACGTCATGCGTGACGGCCATGCTTTCGCTGCCGCCATAGACCGGCCGCGCCACCAGCCAGGCGCCAGTCACGGCGCTTGCCGGGACGCCCGCATGGGCCGCGATCATGGCCACGCTCATGGCGGCGGTCGAGCCGGACACATAGATCTTGCGGTGGCGGCGTCCCGGTGTCGGCGCAAACCGGCCAGTGCTGTCCTGGGCCAGCCAATAGTGCTCACCAGAGGCGAAACCGTCAGTCTGGCCGATTTGGCTCACTTCGATCTGGCCGGGCACACCATCGATCATGGCGCCGATGGCCTGCGCCGAGGTGACATCACGCAAAACCAGCGTGGTCTTGCCGTCCGCTCGGGCCACCACTTTGCCCGCACTCGGGCCGGTGATGGCTTGGTCGAAAACCGCGATCCGGCCGCCAAGGGCCGTCAGGCTCGTCCCGGCTGCGGGCGGCGTGCCCCAGGCCAGCACCGATTTGCTTTGTCCCGCCAGCGGGGTGCCGGGCAGGCCGGTGATAGTGACGGGCTGACCGACAAGGCCCGCGCCCGCGATGATGATTTTCATTATGCAACTCCTGGCAGGGCATCGACCGCCGCATCTGCGAGGTCGGCATTGATGAGCAGAACGTGATAGAGAGTGCCGGTCCAAGCACGGTCGCCCGCGCTACGGTTGCCCAGCACCAAGCGATTAACCGCGGGCAGCGTGATGGCCGTGCCGGACGTGGTGCCAGTGCCATTCATGCCGCGCCGAAGGGCTGCGGACTTGACACGCAGGCTGAGATTGAGCGCCATTCCGTGCGTCAAGGTCGTGGTCGTCGGCGGAGTATAGACACCCGTGCCCGCCGTGATGACCCAAAACATCGAGCGATGGGTGCTGGACGAGTAGGTCTGACCGATGGCGACGACGTTGTTCGAGGTGCCGTCATCAAGAGAGGCCATGTTACGGGTCGCAGTGTCGTTCGGCACGATCCCCGATGCAGACAGGGCATAGGATGCGCCCAGTCCTGCCACGTCGATGTAGTCCACCCCGCCCGCCGTCTTGATCGCATTCGCCGCCTTGGCCGCTGCGATGCTTGCAAAGGTGGTGCCATTGATCCGCGCGCGGTCGCTGGCATAGTCCACGTGGACCAAGGCCTGTGGGTGCCACCATCCTGCGGCGGGCGCGGCCGGGCACAGGACGCCGCTGGAGACAGCCACGGTCGATCCGGCGGCATTGGTAGCGACATCCCGCCAGGTCAGCGTCCTGTCGCCGTCCACCGCGTCGTCCTGGGTGTAGCTGCCATCGGTGTCGCCCACAGCCGTGTCATTGCGATACCACCCGCCCACGATGGCGATCTTGCCCGCATCGGCATGACCCGCAAAGAGACCGCGAGACTGGACGGTCAGCACCTCGCCGTCGCCGCCCGTGCCCGCGATATCGGGCTGGCCCAGCGCCACGGGCGCACTGGTCGGCGTATAGGCGGCGGGATCGATGGTGACGACCTCGCCCGCAATCCGTACGTCAAACGGCGCGGTGGCGCTGTCAGGCAGGGTGATGCTGATCGTGCCGTCGCTCTCGACGGTGATGCTGCCCGGCGGGATGACGGCGATCGTCAGGCTGGCGACCGCCGTCGCGTCGGGATCCACGCCATTGCTGGCCGTCCATACCGCCTCGTAGACACCGGGTGCTGCGTCGGCGATGCGTCCGTCCTCGACCTCGTCCAGGACATCCGCGCCATCGCGCGTCAGGCTGGTCAGGACCAGCTGGGGATTCGGCTGCCCTGCGGTGACGGTCGGCGGGACCAGCACCAGGTCGCCATCGACCAGATCAAGCGCGCCGCCCGAGAGCGCGGGCGCCGCCTCGGGGTCCGGGTCCATGGGGCCGACCGGCAGCAGCGGGCCGGGAGCGCGCGACCCGTCGGACATGACCTTGATCAGCCTGCCGCCCTCGATGTCCAGATCGACCACCGTGACGGGCAATGCGTCCAGAACCTCGCCGGTCGCAGACGCGATGATCGCTGCCGTGTCGACGTCTGAGAGCTGGACCCGGAGGCCGCCCAGGGCAATTTCGGACCTGTCGGTCATGACGACGCGCAGGCCCCCGTCGGTGTCGACGGTCATCGACTGGATGCCGCGGCCAGCTGCACCGGGCTTCGGGGCGCGGTTGGCGGCGTTGACGCAGGCGACCAAAAGGGCGGTCAGCTCGGCATCCAGCCCTAGGGCGCGCCATTTAGCGGCATCGAATTGCAGCATTACATGCCTCCTCGTTTAGCCTCGACGGCCGTGCGCAGGCCGACTGAGAGTGTGTGGGTCACGCGGGTCACATCCCATTGCCCGTCGCATTTGGTGGAGACGCCCTGGAGGGTCATGCGCGCACCGGCGATCAGGTCCGGGGCGAACCGGGAAAGCTCGGCCGAGAGCGTGGTCTGGCCCCGCGCGCGCCGGCGGTACTCGGCCTCGGCCGCCCGCTGCGCCTCCTGCTGCGTCCCATAGACGTGGCGCAGCCGTGTTGTCGGCTCCTCGCTGCCGACCGTGACGATCCGGCGCTGGGCCGCATCGACGTCCGACCATTCGGCCTCGACCCGGCCGACCTTCTCGCGGCCGTCCTCGTCCCAGGACCAGGACACGAGGCCGAACAGGTCGATCACGCCATTGGGCATGGGGTCGCCGGCGGCGGTGATGTCGTCGCCGCGCCGCGCCACCAGCAGCGTGCCGCCGGCGGGCTTTGCTGTGGCGTCGAGAGAGGCAGCGATGCGGCGCAGGAAATGCAGGTTGCTCTCGGCCGTCTGCGCCAGATAGGGCCAGCGGATATCGGCAAGCGCGCGGGACACGACCGCGCGCAGCCCGGTTTCGCCGGCAATCGTCCGGGCGATGTCGGCCAGGGTCTTGTCCTGCCAGGCGCGGGTCCGGGGTGCCCTTATGCCGCCCTTCATGTCGGCCGCGGTCGCTCTGATCGTCAGCCGCCGGACCGGACCCTCGCCGGCGCCGCCGTCGACCGCGTATTGTCCCATCAGCGACAGGCCCGTCTCCACATAGCCGAGCCAGACTTGAATGATCGTGTCCTTCTCGGGCGCCGCCACCAGATCAAAGCGGTCATCCACGACGATGCGGACCCGGTCGGCCTTGTCGCCGTCCTCGTCCACGATCTCCAATTCGATCAGGCGGTCCCGGAACGATCCCGTCACGTCGGCGCCGTTGGCGAGGATCTGGAAAGCGGGTGTCATGTGCGCCCCCACAGCCGGATTTCGGATGTCGCGGGCGTGGGCGCGGCATCGGGAAACAAAATCGCGATACCGGCGGAGTAGACCGGGCCGCGATCCGCCAGGCCGGGGTTGAGGTCCAGCACCGCCGTCGCCAGCTGCTCGGACCCGAGATGGGCCTTGCACAGCGCGTCCAGCATGTCCCCGTCGCGGGTGATGACGCGCCTCATCCGAACAGCCCCCCGATGCCGCCGGCGCGGTCGTCGCCATAGGCCTTGAGCTCCAGCGAAAACTCGATCTTGCGGGGCGCGCCGTCGGCCAGGAACACGCTCTTGCGCTCCTCGATCGCCATGATCGCCCAGCGTTGCCAGACCCAGCCAAGGCCATCGACCAGGATCATCGGCTGGCCGAGGCCGGCGACGGCGCGCATCGCCTCGACCTGCCGCAATCCCCCCTTGAAATGGGGGTAAATGACGCCTTCAAGGGTCACTTCGTCGGCGCCGGGACCGAGATATTGCAGCGCCGGGGCGCGGCCGATCCGGTCCACCTGTTCCCACCGCCAGGCCGCGCGGCGGGTGAACACCTGATAGGACGCGCGGCTGATCCCGAACCGGAACGTCCCCAATGCCATCATGACCAGACTGCTAAGCATAGGCGCCCCCGTCGTGCAGCGCCGCGCGGCCGTCGCGGGCGACGCGCTCCAGCTCGCGGCGGACGGCACGGGCAATGTCGCTCGGATTCATGCCCGGCGCGGCATTGATGGTGATGCCGCCAACGTGGATCGGCGCGGTGGGCGCGGTGCCGGGCCGCTGGCGCATGGCGCGCAGGCCACGATTCGAGACGACATGCCCATCCGTGCGGGGCACGAAAAGCTCTTGCCCCTCCTCGAGCCAGCGATAGACCTGACCGCCCCGGACCGGGCCGCCCAGGGCGCGGGCGCCGACAAAGGGCGTGACCTCCTGGCCATAGGCCAGCGATACGGCGCGCCGGGCCATCGCCGCCTGCTGGCCGGCAGGGCTGGTGTCGCCGTTCCACAGCCGGGTCAGCCATTCGGGCGGCTCGGGCCAGCGGATCAGACTGCCGATGTCGATGCTGCCGATCGCGGCCAGGATCATGTCCGGCAGGCCCCGGAACCAGTCGAGCACGTCGGTCCAGGCCTGCTTGATCCCGTCCCACATCGACTGGACCAGCTGCTGGCCCTGGACCAGCAGGTCGATGCCGAAGGCCTCTCTCAACTTGTCGTTGACATAGACGACGAAGCCAGCCAGCGCGTCGAGGACCAGACGCGTCGGGTTGAACTCGGCGAAGAGCTTGAGGACGCCCTGGAAGAAGCCTTCGTCGAAGGCCGCGCGAACCCGGTCGATCGTGGCCTGGAAATAGGCGACGATGCCGTCCCAGTTGTCGCAGATGATGTAGATGCCTGCCGCGATGCCCGCGATCGCTGCGGTCAGCGGGTTGAGCATCGCCGCGCGGCCGACCATCATCAGAATGCGCAGGAACCGGCCCAGGCCGGCGGTGACCGCCGCGATCATGCCCTGCGTGTTGATGGCGAAGACCAGGGCCATCACGCGCGAGAACCGGGCAAGCGCGGCAAGGCCCGAACCGCCCAGCCGGCCCAGGACCAGCAGCAGGCCTCCCATCCCCCGGACCAGCAGCACAGTCCCCGAGGTCAGCTTGACCAGGCCCAGCACCATCCCGAGGAGGGTCTTGCCGAAGGCCAGCGCCGTGATGGCGATCAGCAGGTTCTGCCAGCCGCCCATCCATTCGGCGGCGGCCTCGAGCCAGGGATAGAGCTGCTGCCACAGCGCCACGGCCTCGACGCCGAGGGTCCAAATGCCCTGCAAGGCGCGCATGATCGCGTCGGCGGTCTGTTCGGCCCAGCGTTGCAGGCGACCGTCTGCGGCTGCGGCGTTGAGAAATTCCAGGAAACCTTGCAACCGACCTTTCAGGAAGTCGAAGACACCGGCGTCCATCACCATGATCTGCCAGCGGCCCCAATGGTCGATCATGTTCGAGATGATGCCATCCCACGTCTTGGACATGTTTTCGGACGCGCCCTTGTTGCGCGCCGCCAGGGCATCGACCAGCAGCTGGATTTCCGCGCGGCCGAGCTTTCCGGCCGATGCCATTTCCTGCACCTCGGCCGTGGTGCGGCCCAGCTTTTGCGCCAGCAAGTCCCAGACGGGGACGCCGCGCTCCAGCATCTGCAAGGCCTCCTCGCCCTGCAGTTTTCCCTTGGTCCAGGCTTGGCCAAGCGCCAGGACCAGGCCGTCCAGCTGCTCGGCCCCGCCTCCGGTCGCAGCCATCGTATCGACCAGGGCCATCAGCGACCCGTTCATCGGATCGACCCCGAACGCCTTGAGCTTGGCATAGGCCGAAATCGTGTCATTCAGCTCCAGCGGCGTGCGGGTCGCGAAGTCCTGGATCCACGCCATCGCGCGCTCCGCCCCGGCCGACGAGCCTTCAAGGTTGGTCAACTGGACCTTGAACCGCTCCATTTCCGCAGCAGGCCGCACGAAGGCCATGCCGATCCCGGCCATCACGCCCTGATAGGCCGCGACCGCCAGCGCCGCGCGCCCGGCGCCGCGCGCAACATCGCCCATGCCGCTGGCCATCAGGCGCGCGCCGCGATCGACCACGGCGGCATTGCGGCGCAGCGCGCCGTTGGTCATCCGGTCGATGCGGTCGATGGCCGCACGCGCCGGCCCGGTGGCACGGTCCACCAGGCGAAGGATCAGCGCGATGTTGAGATCAGACATCGTCCTCGTTTCCGTTCGGGATCCGCGCCAGGGCGCGGCGCCACCAGCCGGCCAGTTCCTCGAGGCTCATCGGGTTCATGTCCCGAGGCGCCCAGTGAAAGACGGCGGCGATATCCGCCATCGCCTCCTCGACCTCGTCGGGCAGCCCTAGCCGCCCGCCGCCTGGATCGCCGCCAGCTCGTCCGCCGGCATGAAAAAACTCAGGGTCGCCGTCACCAGCGCCGTGAAATCCGACACGTCCAGCGCCTCGACCTCGTCGGGCAGCAGGGCGGGGGTGGTGACGCGCGGCAGCAGGGTGCAATGGCTGGCCACGTCCATGCGCAGCAGTTCCAGCAGCTTGAGGCCGCGCAGCGTGCCCACGTCGGGCTTGCGCACGGTGACGTTGGCGATGGCTTCGCCCCCGGCGCGCTGGATCGGCTCGGCCAGGGTGATCGGATCGGAAATCTTTGCAGACATGTTCAAGGCCTCCTTAAATGCCCATGGCGCGGCGCAGCGCCGCCAGCTGATCGACGCCCCCGACCACCCGCTTGCCGGCGACCAGGTCGATGTCCCAGATCACCTCGTTGTTGATCTCCAGCCGGTATTGGCGGACGTCCCAGGTCAGCTTCAGGGTGGCGCCGGTGCCGGGCTTCAGGTCGCCGCCCTCGTGGCCGGTCACCAGGCCCGACACGGTGGCGATGATCGTCTCGGCCGTGGCCGCGCCGTCGGCCTTGGCGGCGGGGCGGAAGACCACGCGGGTTTCGGTGCCGATGCGCTTGAGCAGCGCGGGCGACCATTCGGCGAAGGTGGCCTCGGCCGACATCCCCTCCATGCCCATGTCCTGGCCGACGGGGCCGTCCATGCCCGAGCCGCGATGCGCCTCGGTCTGGATCTTGGGCCAGGGCATCTTGGCCTCGGTCGCCAGCCCGAAATAGCTGATCCCGTCGACAAAGGCGTTGAAGTTGCGGATGGTCTTTGGCAGCGACATGGTGTGTCTCCTCAGCTGACGGCTGCGACCGCAGAGACCAGCTCGTCGTAATACGAGCCGTTGCGGAAGGCGCGGAAGGTCAGGCGCTCCAGCGGCGCCGGCGGCTCGATGTCGAAGTCGAGGTAAAGGTGCCCGGCTTTCAGGGTCGCCTCGGTGTTCAGCTCGGGATCCAGCCAGCAATCACCACCCAGCAGCGCCCCGCGCGTGACCAGGGTGGTGATATAGGCCTTCACGCTGTCGCGGATGTCGCGCAGCAGCTGTTCGCCGAACGGCCGGTCCATCGCCCACAGCATCGCCGCGTCGATGCTGTCATAGATCATGTCGGCGGTGCGGCGGACCGACAGGAAGGCCCAGTTGGCGTCCGCGCCGGGGGTACGGTTGCCCCAGGTGCGGAAGCCGTTCTGGTTAACGATGGTGGTGATGCCCATTTTGTTAAGGCGGTTGGCCTCGGTTTCAGGGTCCGAGATTGCGAAGCCGATCGGCCGCGCAGTCCCGACGATGCCCTTGAGGACGATGTTGGAATGAGAATGCCAGAAGCCCCGCGTGGCGTCGCTGAACGACAGGGCGCCCGCCGCCGATGAACTGTAAGGACGCGTGACGATCGCGCCTGCAGCACGATCCCAGACCCGGACGGCCGGATCGCAATACAATATCCTGTGCGATCCATACAGCTCGACATCAGCGGCTGCAGCGGCCTCGGTCGTGTTCGGACCGTCGATGACCGCGGCCCCTTTCAGCCGTTCGGCCAGAGCAATCAAGGCAGTGGCTACCGGCGATGCCTCGGTCGCGCCGGGGGCATTGGCACTGTGGCCCGGTGCTGCCAGGATCCGGGGCGTGACGCCCAGCAAGGGACGCGCGTTCATCAGCGCCCAGATGCCGGTGCCTGCGGTCGCGCTGCCGATCACCGCCGCTTTCGTTTCGGCCGGGGTGGCGCCTGCCGTGACGCGGACCACGACCATGGTGGACACGCCCTCGGCATAGGCCTGCTGGTAGGCGTCCAGCAGGGTGCCCGCCGCGCCCAGGGCCGCTGCCTGGCGCGGCCCGGCGATCAGCACCGGCATGTCGGCCGGGAACAGGGCGGCGTCGGCGTCGGGGGCGGTGCCCACGAAGCCGATCATGGACGAGGCCACCGTCGAGATCGGGCGGGTGCCGTTGTCGATTTCGATGACTTCGATGCCGTGCAGGAAATCAGGCATTTCAGATGCTCCTCAAGCGAAAATCTTGGATGCTGCGATGAACAGGGCGTCGATGGCCTCGTCGTCGAGACCCATGATGACGCCCAGCCTGGCGATCGAGGGCGACAGGCGGCGCCACTCGGCCGCGCTGTCCCAAGCCTCGATCAGATCGGCATCGCCGCTGTCGCGGACGGCGGCTTCGGCGGCGTCGAAAAGTCCCGCCGCGCGCAATGCCGACCGCGCCTGGAAGCGGCTTGCCACCCAGGTGTCGCGCAGCGCCTCGATGCTGGCGGGCACCAGGCGCCAGGCGGGCGCATCGTCGGTGCCGTCGTTGATCAGGGCCGCGCCCGGCTCGATCGCCTCGTCATAGGCGGCGTGATGGGCGAGGATGCGGTCGTTCAGCGCCGTGTAGATGGCCCCGGTGGGCTGACCCTCGGCGGTCAGGACGGCGTAGATCATTTGTAGATCACTCCCGATGGGGTGGTGGTGTTAGTGGCGATCGAGGTGCCTCCGGTCGTCCCGGTCGCGACGATGGTGCCGCCCTGGGCCACGGCAATATCGGCGCTGCTGTCGGATGCACCTCGGCGACAGTTGGCGTTGTGAGCATTGACGCGCCCGGCCAGTGCGCAATAAATCCCGTTGCTCGCCGCGCCGGACAGGATTGCATCTTGGCAATCCACCGTGGCCCCCTTGTGGCAGAATACCCCCGCGCCGCCGGCCCCAGTGAGGATGGCGCTGATGACCGACGCCGATCCGCTAGCTGTGGCGCGCACAGCGTCCGACCCGGCGTTTCGGAAATCCGCCCCCAATGCGATGACAACGCCACCCTGTGACGCGATTAGGCCATAGCCCCCGGCGTTCTGGATGCCTGCACCCGGTGTGACTTGGGCGTTGCCGCCCATATAGGCCAGCAATCCGCAACGCCCGGTTGCCGTGCCCTCCGTCGACATCACGAACAGTGCTGCGATCTGCGGCAGCACACCGCCGTGGATCGCCGCAAAGGCAGGATAGCTGCCGTCGATGGCGATCGTCAGTGCCCCGCGCCGAATAATGACCGTGGGCTGATCGGCGATGATCCGAACCCAACCCAGATTGAGGCCACGCACGATCACCTGTTCGGCCAACTCGAAGCCGGCCAACAGGCGCACTGTGCCGATCACAGACTGCGCCCGCAGACGAGGCTGCATCAGCGACAGCACCTCCAGGGCCGCGCCAAGCGTTGCATGCTGCCCGCCCGGTCCAACCGTCAGTTCGATCGACACGTCCAGGCGCCGTTCCAGTTCGCGATTGTAGAGATGGCGCGTGCGCCAGGTCAGGGCCTGAATCGGCCAGTTCAGCAGCCCTTCATCGGCTACGGGGTTCGGCGGGCCGCCCGTCGGCCTCCACCCATTTTGCAACTCGGGCACCTTATCGACCCAGACGTCAGCCTCGCCGATCCCCGGAACGCTTGCCACATCAACCATTATTGCACCTCATAGTCGTAGCTGCTGCCCAGCCCGATATCGTCGCCGACCGTCCATTGGCCGTTGCCCAGCCCGAAATACGCGCCTGACAGCGCGATCCCCCGCAGCCGACATCGCGCCGGGGCGACAGACGCCAGTCGGTCGGCCAACTGGTCCGCGTCGGCGCGGCGGATCGCCACCGGCACCGCGATCCAGTAATCCGCCCAATGCGGATGGGCCGGGCCGATGGACCAACTGCCGATGACTGTCTGATCCTCGATCGCCAGGTCGCGATCGCCGCTGATCCGCAGGTCGCCCCGGCCGATGGTCACGCCCGCGCCGATCGCCCAGGCGTTGCGGATCGGCTCGCCCGCGATCCTGGCGCCGCCGATGATCAGGTCAGGATCGCCAATGCGTGGCAGATCCTTGTCCTCAGTAATCGTGGCAGTGCCATAGCCCTGCATCGCCAGGGCTTGACGGATAGACGGCAGCGTCCCCTTGATTCGGTGCAGGTCAACCGAGCGGCGCACGATCTCGCGGCGCTGCGCCTCGGGCCAGTCGGGATCCCACTCGTCCACCGACAGCGCCCAGGCCAGCCAGGGCAGATAGGCCGCGGGGATCCGGTCGGGATCCCACATCAGCCGCGCGGGCGTGTCGATCTCGCCCAGCCGCGCCATGGCCAGGGACAGGGCGCGTTCGAGCGGGGTGCAGTTCGGGGGCAGCAGGTGATCGGTCATGGCGCAGCACTCGCGGTGATGGCTATGCCCGTGGCGCGGGCAACGCCGGTCCGGCCGGGATCCACATCGCCCGCCGGGGCGGTCAGGGTGACGGCCTCGACGCCCGCCTGGTGCAGCCGGGCGATCAGCGCGCTGCGGCGCACCACGCGACCGACCGCGCGGGCCTCGTCAAGATACGCCGTGACGGCAGCCAGGGCGGCACCGCGCGCAACCTCGGCTCCGGGCGAGCCGGGCACCAGCAGGTGGGCGGTCACTGCAAAATCGGCAAACGCCGGTGCAGCGACAGCCACGTCGTCGCACAGCGGGCGGACATCCTCCATCACCGCTGCCACGGCCGACAGCAGGTCCGCCGTCGGCGTGCCGTCGCCGTCGTGCGCCAGGATCGTCACCAGCACCCGCCCCGGCGCCGGGCTGGTCACGCCCGCGTCGCGCACCCGACCGTCCGCGCTGAGCGCGTGATAGGTATAGCTGCCGATCGTCCCCGCGTTGGTCAGGCCCTCCAGGGACATCTGCGCCCGGCGGCGCAGGGCGGCGTCGGTCTCCAGCACCGCCGGCACAGGCGGCATGGCGTCGAGGTCCGCCTCGACGATGATCTGGCGCTGCCGCCCAGCATGGCCACCAGCCCGTCCAGGTCCGCGCCGGTGGCGGTCGCCAGCATCACCGCGCGCACGCTGTCGTTGACGCGGGCGCGCAGCAGCAGTTCGCGCATTGCACAGACCTGCAAGACCTTCAGGATCGCGCTGCTTTCGAGCTGCAGCTCGTCGGCCGCGTCGGGCAGCAGCGCGACCATGACCTGCTTCAGGGCACTCAGGATCGTCTCATAGTCCAGCACCTCGACGGCGTCCGGCAGCGGCAGGCTGGCAAGGTCGATGGGCGAGGTCACGCGGGCACCCCGATCCGCACGGTGAGGGCGCGCGTCGCCCCGTCGAACTGCCCTTCCAGGTCCAGTTCAAAATCCCCCGCAGATGCGGCCGACACCTGGACGCGAGACAGCCGGAAGCGCGGCTCCCATCGGTCCAGCGCCTCGGCCGTGGCGGCAAAGACATCGACGACGGTTTCGCCATTCATGGGCGCGTCGATCAGCTCGGGCAGGCTGGATCCATAGTCGCGCCGCATCACGCGGGTGCCCAGGGGCGTTGACAGGATGTCGGTGATCGACTGCGCCAGATGCGCGTCGCCATCGATCATCCGGCCGGTATGGCGCGACATGCCGATCATGCGTCGGTCTCGGACCTGGTCTTGGCACGGCGGGCCGGCTCGGCCGAGATTTTCGGCGCCGCCGATTCGACGGGTTCGTAACGGGCCTCCCGCTCGGTCAGGCTCACGATCTCGCCCGCCTTGGCCGGTCGCCCCGCGATCCAGGCGTCTTGCAATACAATATAGTCGCGCTGTCCGGTCATTCCGGTTTCCTCGTTTTGGATTGGCCCGTCTGGATGCCGCCGTGGACGTGCTCGACCAGCGATATCCCGGATGCGACGACATCGCCGGTCACCTCGATCGAGCCGTCGACGCGGATCATGCCCCCCGCCAGGGCAATCAGCGGGACGCCCGCGTCCGACGACGGCGCGTTGCCCGCGAAGATGCTGCACAGGATCACGCCCTGGGCGATATCGCCGCCGGGACAGCCGACAAGCACCTGTTCGCCGATCTCGGGCATCCACCAGAACGACAGCGCGCCCGCGCGCAGCTGGCCGACCGGCAGATCGGACGATCCCAGATCCCCGAAATCCACCCGCGCACGCGCTGTGCCCGGATTGACGCCGGCGATCTTGCCGATCAGCAGGATGTTGGCGGTGCGGCGGTCATTTTCGGCAGCGGAATAGCTCATGGCTGACCTCCGACCAGGTCGTAGTCGGCCTCGTGGGCCGCGCCGATCTCGGGCGCCCAGCCGACATACAGCCGGGGCGCGATCGGATCGGACTCGGGATGGGCGACAAGCGCCACCCGCAGCTTCCAGGTCACGGCCCAGAGTGCGATGCCCTCCTTCTGGACATCCGTGGTGATCAGCGAGTGCTCGGCCAGGTCCGAAACCTCGCCAACCCCCTCGACGGCCATGTCCAGGTCAGGGAGGCGCGTCAGCAGGGCCTGCGTGATCGCGGCCGCAGCGTCGTTGCGGCCAAGGCCCATCATGTCCTTGGTGACGACAAAGGCCGCGAGGTCCACCAGGTAATGGCGATGCGGCCCCGCCAGGGTCTGGTGAACCCGCGCGCCGAAGCGCGAGACCAGCACGGCGGGCGACTGGATCCCCAGCCGCTTGACCTCGGCCAGGTCGATCCGGCCGACGATGCCCTTGCAGGTGGCCAGATGGGGCAGCCAGGACTTCACCTGGTCGGCGGCCAGCTGCGGCAGCGCGGCCAGAAGATCGGGACGGACGGTCATTGCAGCAGCCCTTCAAGGCCGTCCACCACCAGCGCCTCGATCTCGCGGCGGTTCTCGCCGGACAGGCCCAGATAGGGCCGGGCGGGGATGTCGCCATCCTCGCTGCCCAGTTGGTGGACGCGCGCATAGACCAGGTTGGTGCCGACGATCGCGGCGTCGGCGGTGGAATGGTTGGCGATGCTCTCCATCAGGCCGGGATTGCCGACGCCGACCAGGAGCGAGTGACGCGCGGACCGGGTCGCGGCATAGGCCTTGGACCAGGGCGCCCAGGGCGCGCCATCGGGATCGGTCTTTTCGTCGGCGATGCGGGTCTTGGTCTAGGTCACCATCAGCTCGCCGATGGCGAAGACCAAGGTTTCCAGATCCTCGGCCGACAGGTCGCGGATGCGCTGGGTACCGGACAGATCGGGGGTGATTTCGACGCTGACGCCCGCCATCAGAAGTCCCTCATGGCGTCACGGGTGAACAGGCGCGGCGGACCGCCGGCCACGATCGGGCGCGGGCCTGACGCCTCGGGCGCGTCCGGGTCGACGGGCGCGTCGGGATCGGCCGGCAGGACCAGCGCGCATGTTCAGGCCGGATGCGGCCTTGATCCTGACAGTGTCGTCGGTCGGCCCCGGCACGGATGCGGCCTCGGCGGCCAGATCGGCGGGGTCATCACGGCCGAGGATTCGGGTGCGCAGTTGCTCCAGCGGGAAGAGCGGGTTTGTGTCGACCTTGCGGCCGCGCGAGACATACCAGTGGGTGCGGATGTCGTGCAGCGTGTGGATGGCTGCGAACAGCGCGGTCAGAAGCTGGTCGATGGCGTCGATCTGCTCGGCCGGATAGGACATCCAGGCCCCGGTCCCGTGTTCGGGTGTCGCCATGACCACGGTGTCGCCGGGACGTTCCCCCTGAAGGTTCTGCCCCCACCACGCGCGCCCGACATTCTGCTGACCGGCGACGGCGTCCATCCGGCCCGGATTGACGATCTCGGTCCCGATGGAAAAGGCGTTGCAGTCGGTCCGCCCGTGATAGCTGGACTTTCCCGCATGGCCCGCGCGCCGGTTGGTCGGCACCTGCTGCTCGATCGACCCGTCGCGCTCGACGATGAAATGGACCGAGGTGCCGCCGGGGCTGGTGCGCAGGTAATCTGCGCTGTTGCCCTTGGTCAGCCGCCCGGCGGTATCGTGCAGGATGACAAGCTCCGGGGTGATCTGCCCCCCGAAGGACCGCCGCGCGATAGGTCGCGCCTTCCAGCTTGTGATTCTTGATCCGCATGTCCGGTCTCCGCATCGGGAGACATCGCGATCCCGATCACGAGCGGGATTGCCATGCACAATAGCGCAGGGGCCGGGGGATGCAGTTTCGGGGGGATCGCCGTCAGTCGTCCCACAGCGGCAATGATGGCTGGTCGCCCAGGCCATATTCCTCGCGCATCTGCGTCCGAAGCTTGTGGACCCATTGCGACGTCACGCCGAAGGCGCGCGCAATATCATTGGCGGACTTCTTCGGATCGGGCCGGCAATCTTGAGCTGGGCAATGTCTATCCCGACAGGCCGGCCCCGATCATCCGCCACGATGCGGACACCGGCGGGCTGGAGTTGGTGATGGCTCGGTGGGGGATGCCGTCGCCGCCAGGCGCCCTAAAGACCGACCGCGATCCGGGCGTCACCAACGTCCGCAATCTCGGCTCGCCGCACTGGCACAGATGGCTGGGACCGGCCCACCGCTGCCTGGTCCCGCTGACCGCCTTTGCCGAGCCTCTCGGCGCCGGACGAGGCAACCAGTGGTTTACCCTGGCGGACGACCGGCCGGCATTCTTCGCCGGTATCGAGACGCGCGCTTGGCGCTCGATCCGCAAGGTCAAGGATGGCAAGACCGTGGATGATCTCTACGCATTTCTGACCTGCGCCCCCAATGCCGAGGTCAAGGCGGTGCATCCCAAGGCAATGCCCGTGATCCTGACCGATCCCAAGGATTGGGACACTTGGCTAAGCGCCCCGCTGGAGATCGCAGCCGGCCTTCAACGCCCTTTGGCGGATGGAGCGCTGCAGCTAATGGACAGCCTAGCTTAA